CATAAAGTTTTATGTCTCTCTGACAGAGGCCCTTGGCCATGATAAAACTGTTGTGCGGATGTTTGATATGGAAGCCAATTTGATGCGGAGAGAAGCGAATTTTTTTAACCAAATTTAACTTTAATTCGATGGTAAAAAAGTGGCCAGAAGTATTATAAACCAATAGATCAGGAGTCCCATGTGCAGCACTATTTTCCAAGCGTGTAAATGATAATTTGCAATTATTTTTAATATTGAACGCTTTAATTTCATGCCAAAATTTAGTCTCTCCCTTAATCATTTTTCAAGTTAAGTCCGGAGCATTAAAGTTAACTAAATTTTCTTAATTACTTCACCCATATTCCATTTAGATGAATACAAAGTCATCACCAATCTATGTGTCTCTCGGACTCCAAGTATTTTGTTTTCCATTAATTTAATGTCCTTGATGTCATAATATTTCCCGTCGGGTAAACACACCTGTACTCTTGCCTCTTGTGCTACTGGCGATTTCATAAACTTATCTAGGGCCTGTCTTAATAGCTTTCCTGATACCATCACTTGAATATATATCAAAAATAATTTATATTGCAAGTATGGGAGTTCCTAAAAGACTTACAGAAAAACAAATTAAATTTGCAAATCTAATTGTAACAGAAGAAGGTCGAAAGACTGATTCTGAATGTGCTATTGCTGCGGGCTATAAACCAGACGGTGCTTACGTCTGTGCAAGTCGACTTCAAAACCCATCAATGTATCCTTTGGTGGCTCAATACATTGGAAGACTTAGAGCAGAGAAGTTAAAAAAATATGACATCACTTATGAAAAGCACCTAGCAGAACTAGGTAAAATTAGAGATGAAGCTAGGGAAAGTAAAGCCTGGAGTGCTGCAGGTAATATGGAAGTAGCTAGAGGTAAGGCTGCAGGGTTCCAAAATAATACTAATCTACATCTACATAAAAACTTAGATAACGTTGACGAATCAGAGTTAGACAAAGAATTAGAGAAGGCATTGAAAAATTTCAAACCTATTATTGATGCTGACGCAGAAGTAATTGAAGAATCTAAAGATTAATTTTTTCTAGTTTTTTAATACATCCTGTTGGAAATACATTACGATCCGAAAAAGATTCAAAGTGACTATCATAAGACGCAAAGGTTCTAAGATTCTTTTTATCTTTTGAAAATATATACGCATGAGTTATCATCTCTGCAGGTTTCATCTCGTTAAATTCATTTATATCAGCATGGCCCGCATCACCCAAAATATCCAACCAGGTTATTTTATAAAAGTAATATCTTTTTTTATTTATAAGAACTGATTTATATTTGGATTTTTTCTTGATCATACCTCTGTATAACACCTATAGGTTTTTTCTCTAGGCACATTTTTTTCAAAAACTTTTTCTTATGCGCGCGTACGGGTTTGCTAAAAGTGTTGGTATAAGCCAATTATTGTAAATTGTAACAGCTGTAACACCATTGTAACAGCGTTTTGTTACAAAAATATCGTCTATAAGTGTTGGTATATGCGAATAATAGCACTTTAAAAGCCATTGTAACCATTGTAACACTGTTTTGGAAATTGAAAAACAAAAAAACTTTTCTGGCAAAAAAAGTCTATAGGGAGAAACTTGCCTCATTGTGAACATAATTGTTGCAAATATGCAACAAATTGTGGCTTTTTAGCCACAATCTATGCAATAACCCCTTAAATTGGGGCTCTCATTTTTGTATAGGTAGTTACTACAATTCTTTGCCTTACAAATTGTAGTGCCTTTTAGATTTTTGTTGATTCCTCTAAACTTCTCCATCTCTAAATTATCTGATTGAATGTCAGCCTGTTCTTTTTTCTTAAAGATCCTATTGAAGTTATCTCTGTATAGGTCATTGGATGGCCTTGATTGACCATCCCATTTTTCTTTTTTCATTAGTTTTTTTCTCCTTAACATTGGTTTCACAATATTCCATATTTTTTTTAAAATATAATTGTCGTAATCAGTGCAGTATCCACAATAATTACACACATGATTACAATGTTTGATTCGCTCTTTTTCCATGGTTTCATCAATTATTTGTTCTATCTTCATTAGTGCAGCCTCCTTCTGTATTCATCTATGTCTGAAAAGTCTGGACTTGCTAAGAACTTAGCTAAGGTTTGAAACTCGTCCATGGACATTTTATCAATATCCATAGAGGGTAATCTTTTGGTCATTTCTTTTTTAGCTCGTTTCCATTCATACTCAGTAAATGTATCTAATAAATTACGCATGTTTTTCATCATACCTCCTTATTTGACAGTCATCGTCTAGATAACACTCATCACTTCGTTCGCCTACCCACTGCAAAATATCTTTTTTAAAATCCTCTGCAGTCAGTTCACCATTTAAAATACCTGCCATGTCTTTTAACAAGTCTTCTTTTTTAGTGCAATTAGGTTGACAATATATGTCGTAAAAACAATCACCTATTGTGTTATAGTGAAACTTAAACTTTTTTTTCATATTTATTCCTTTCATATAATATCCTATATAACATCACATCCCGGATCTGTCAACCACTTCTTGAAATTCTTTTTTCTGCTTGTAATATTGTGCTACTTTTTTCCACCATTCGTTCGCATAATGTTTGAATTCTTCGCCTTCTACGGGAAATTCTTGAAATAATAAGTCTTTACTACACATTAGAATGATTCCAAACTGAATATTAGTTCCGTATATTTGGTTGTGAGCAATTGCATATCCTGCAAGTTGTAAGTAATAGTCCTCGATCCATTCTTTTCGTTTCGGTTTATTAGTTTGTTTAAAATCTATAATAGCTTCTTTACCTTCATACATTCCAACACCATCGGTTGCACCTGCATACATCTCAGGATAAAATAAAACACATTCTGTAGCCCATAACTCATCGAGTCTACCCTTTAATCCCTGGTCCGCGATTATCTGTGCCATTTTCGTAGCATGTCTTCCTTCAGGCGTTAGATTCACGATAGGTTGATCTAACATATACCCTTCAAGAATCGAGTGCATAAGGGTCCCTCTCGATGCAGCATTGTCCGTGATCCTTGTGGCTTCGGCCTCTCCTACTCTAGATCTCCACGCAGCTAATGAAGCTTTCTTCTCTTCACTTTCACAAGCTTTTAATATACTTGTAACACTTGGTAACTTCTCGTCACCTACCAGGTAATGTCTTTTACCATCAATTATTTTTCGAGTTGATGTCGGGTAGTAAAACTTCTTGTTTATTTTTATCATGGTTTCCTTTCAATGTATGTTTTAAAACTGTTGTCCATGGGTTTAAATCTAAGTCTTTAGCGCATCCATTTAACAACAATAATATAATTAAAATTTTAATCATTTATAAATTCTTTTCCAACCCTTAGAAAATTTTTCCAATCGTCCGGGTTACTATTTCTTTTTTTATCATTACAATTTACACAACAAAAGATAATGTTTGAGGCCATATATGTTAGTCTTGGATCCCATCTATCAATACTAAAGTTTGTAGGAATTTGTCCTTTACGTCCTAAATAACCAAAACCTCGAGTCCCACGCCTTGCTTTAAATGTAAACGGTCTTTCACAATATCTACAGATCCGACCATCTGATCCTGGAAATTTATGTTTCATATTAATAATATGATTCATATACAATCTCCAAAATTCTTTCTTGTCCATAGACGGATCGGGTTTGTGACCCCCATAAGTTTTATAACTAGGTTTGAGTTTACCTCCGATGGCTCTTCCTACATATCCGCGTTCCGAGTTCATGTATTCAAAATCTTTTTGTACTCGACGCTCGTCGTTAGGATTTTTGTAAGCCATTAGATCTTTCTAAACACATTTTATTTGCACCTCGTTCTATCAAATAAAAATTATAGTGAGTTAACGCTTGTTGAATTGAACGCATGTCATAAGTATCTACATCATCAAATACAAACCTGGTCCCTGGTCTAGATCGATTAGCAAAGAATAAAGCTTCATGTAGCACTGCAGCGGTAGTGTGAGGACCATCGAAGTGTACAAAGTCATAAGTGTTCATGATATTTTTTTGACCTTTGTAATAGATAGGCACACCTTGGCCAAACGCATTAAAATATTCAATGTCTTCTAGTTGATATAAAATAAAATTTTCGTGCTTGTTAAAAGCAGTTAAGAAAGTTTGTTTCATGGAGTTAGGATACGTCGGAGTCTTGAAAGAACCATCTGGGTTGTATAAAATATTACCGTCAAAGTCTGTCCATCTAGGAACTACTCCTCCTTGAGTATCTACATGATCATAGAGAATGTCTCCATAAGGATCTATGCCTATATGAAAATGATTTTTATTTTTAAAATTCTCCATGATGACGTGAGAGCCGTAGCCCTCACGAACCCCAATTTCTACACTTAAATAAAAGTCTCTAGGACTTAATTGATTGGCCCACTTAGCAAGTAGGTTATAGTCTTTACTGTCTCCTTTAAGCATTAATTTCCTTTCACGTACAGTTTAGATCGAAGAGATCTTACTTCTTCAATTAATTTCTCATTATAATTATGTAGTTTTTCATTTCTAAATTCTAAAACTTCTATTTGTTTAGTAAGATCATTAGGGCCCCGATCATCGACCGGAGTCCCTTTCTTTTTTAATAACTCTAACTGTTCTATCAGTTTATGATATTCAATTATGTCTGCCTCACTCATCATACGCCGAACTTCATCAACTCATTAAACTTTTTAAGTTCATGCTCCGAAATATCTTGTAAAGCCTTGGTTCGGTTATAAATCTCACGGGCTTTTAATAATTTATCACTATTATCTTTTGTATAAGCTATGGCCTTGTTTTGATTTATAACCTCCAAATGCTCGTCTCTAAGTTCCGTCACGATGCTTGTTTCACCTCATCAGTTAACAGTAAAGGCTTTCGTGTAAAGTCAAAAGCATCATCGGTACTAATCAAAATTTGAATAGTATTTTCCGAGTCTTTAGACTCTAACATTTCTGCTGCTACTTTAAACTTCATAGCATCCTCAAATGTTTCTGCTTCTTTAATCACCGTCACATAATCATTTGCATGTGAAAAGTGTATTCTTTTTACTACTGTATATTTCATTCTTTCTCCTTAGTTGATAGTTACATCTTCTTCATATTCTCTGTCTTTAGCGAATTGAATTAGATTCATTTTTTTATTTTTATCACTCAAACCACTATTATAAATAGTTTCTATTTGTGTGATGTACTCATTGCTACTAGTAGCAGCTAAGAGTTTGCTTGCCTTTGATTTTAACGCAGATTTTAATCTAGCAAAATCATACTTAGGATGTTTTTTCATAATTGAAAAAGCTCTAATAAAAGGTCTCTTTAATTTATTTCCCGAATTAAAGATATTATTTACATATCTCATCTCTTCAGCAAGTTTATCAAAGGCCGCTATATTTCCTGCAGGTATTTTAAAATTACCGTGTTTAAAACCTTCTGCAATATTTTTACCTCCTGTAGCTTTACCTAACAAAAGATAATGTGTTTCAATTACTGGCATTTGATATTGTTCCATTTTAGATCTCAAGATTTTATAATCTTGTTTACCTCTGGTGCAGTGAAAGTTTAAAAAATTATTCATGTTCCAATCTTTTCTTCCTGCATTAAAGATAGCCATATCTAATGGATCTTTAGAATCAATTACAATGTAATAAATTCCTAGATCCAATTCTTTTCTTGCTTGAAAAGTGTGATGGCCTTCTCTTATCTCCATGTCTTTATTAACATAAATAGGTAACTCTAGATCTCGTGCAGCAATAGATTTTTTTATACTTGCTACATGACCAGGATCTATTGGTCGGTTACCCTTTGTTTTTTTAAACTTTGAGTATTCTTTTGTAAAAAACTCTCGGTTTACTTTTGTGTCTGTACTCATACTTTCTCCTGTATTGGTTTATTTAAGTTTGCCATTTAAACGTTTGGCTTCTTTGTTTACTAGAATAGTCACCACCTGTGCTCTCGATACTTCGGGATCATCAGGTACTAACACTTTTCTAATTTTGTCAATCTTCGCATACGTCTCTTTTTTAATAGAGATGTTTTTGTATTTGCTAAAATCAGTCATTTGTTATATCCTTTCATTTTTTAATATGAGGATATCCTACAAAATATTATTCTTTGTGTCAATAATTATTTTAAATAATCTTATCTGGCTTGCATGAAAATTTAATATACGCTATCATACTATTTGTCCATTCTGGGTCAAATCCAGCCATAAGTTTATGCGAGTATTCGTAGCCATAAACTATACAGCTACTATAATCCTTAAATAATACGTTTGGTGTAGGTATAATCTTGCATTGATTAACTGCAAGTTCACTACATAAAACCATCAACAAAACTACTTTACTCACTACCCCTGACCTTTGTAACGCTTCGTATTTTTTTGACGTTTTTCATTTTTGTTTAATGATTTTTTGTGTTGACGAGGCCCTCTTTTCTTAGGCTTATCTCGAACTACAAAGTCTTTAAATTTTCTAGCCATTATTTTATATAGTTATCTTTTATCCATTTTTTATCAGACTCATCTAATTTTAAATATCTGATAGAGCCATTGATATGCTGCTTTGTATCATGACCACAATTAGTACATCTATAAAATTCTGTAACAATGGCAACTAAAATACTTTCTTCGTTACACTCTTCACAAACACCGGTAACAGTATCTATTTTATGAAACAGTTTAAATTTATCCAACGACTTTACCATTCTTCCATTCCATATCTGGAAGACCTTCAGTGTATTTTTTTCCGTCAAAAGTAAGAACTTGTTTTCTATTTGAACCTGATTCATGATAAGATATGTGGACCCATCCCCCTGCAGGATCTGTTGGATCATAGTATTCCATGATCAGCTGATCAAAATCGACGTTATTTTGTAGCCAGTAAGCTGTCTTAATGTTGGGCACGCCAAAGATCTCTAGGTCGACCGCCTGGCCCTTCGCATGCTGCGAAGTCTTTTTGCTGCCGATTGCTTCACACAGCGCTTCGCTCCGGTATCCGCTGGTGATGGTCACAGGTTTAGAAAAATGTGCACGTAGCGGTTCAAGGATTTCATAACAAAGATCACCTAAACTTTTAATCTCACCTGCTCCTGGTGTATTATCTATGCCCTTACGTTGAGCAGTCATCGAATTGGTCATCTCTTTAAGAGTAAAGTGTTTACTGAGCTGCATTTATTCTATAATTTTTTTGATTGCTTTAGATCCGTCTATATTTTTTTCAAGTTCAACTTTTACTTTACCACATTTGTATTGAATATTATCATTTGCTGTACGTTCTGCAACACGTTTTCCTTTTAAACAATCCGACATTGCAGGCTGTATTCTATGTTCTGTAAGAACGCCCCCTATAAACATACAAAGAGCTACTACACTACTGATGACCGTTTCCATTTGCTCTTACCTTATCTTTTAAATGTTCAATATCATTTAACGCTTTTTCTAATTGTGATTTAAGAAATTCTATATTAACTTTATTAGTCATATTCATTTCTTGAGTCGCTTCCATTTTCTCTACGGTTTTATAAAGATCTTCCAATAAAAATAGTTGCTCCTGATCCACAGGGACTTGTTCTGACTTCTTGAGCAAATCATTTTCAAACAACTCACGTGATGTCTCTAACGATACTAATCTTGCCGTAAGCTCCGTATATCCAAGCACGCCCATTCCGACAAGAAGTATAAGACTAGCAACCGTCTTCATAGGCATCTGCACTCTTGCCTCTTCTCCGATGTTTAGTGGTTTATTACTCATCTAGGTATGTATCCTGGTTGTATAAAAAAAGCTAACAATACAAAAGCTACAATTAAAGCACCTGTAAAATAATAATTCATCCTCTGATACTCCATAATTATCTTGTCCAAAAAAGTAATCTTTTTAAAACTTCTTTTATTTTTTTAATTATGTTTATTTTTTCTTGTGTTATTTCCCAAACACAATCACAAAAAGAACATTGTGCAATTCCTCTGTGTCTGTGTCCACAGTCCATGCATATTCCATTAACTACATTAATCATTTTTTTTCTCCTCAATTTCGTAAAAGAAATTATCGGTATCTTCTGTTTTCCATTTACCCGTATCTTCTACGTTCCATTCATTCGTTTGCACTTTCCAATCTGGAATATTATCTTTTACTGTAAAAGAAGGTAGATCCCAAATACATCTATTGTTAGGTTGTGCTGCATAGTTGCCGTCGTTTAACGCAATTATGTGAGCGCACTTATGTTCGTGCGGGATCTCTGAATGATCAGTGTCAAGTATATTACTATCTGGATGAGCCCAGTCAATAGTAAATAAATAACTACCGTGGTGCCATTTTTTATCTTTACCTATGTATTTACCAGAAGATGCTGTTAAAATAGACCAACTAGTAACAGTAGGATAATAACTAAAAGAATTCCAAAGTTCCAGTTCATCAAGTCTCTTGGATGGAACAGACTCGGGTT